AAAATGTATGGTGGTAAGACAAAAGCATTATCTGGTTATATGGATAATAAATTTTATTCTGAAACATACAATCCATCACTTGACATACAAGGATCATACAAGACACGCAGAGTGTATGGTGCTATGGCTGGTTATGATGAACCACAAAAGATTGTTACAGGTTTACAGTTATTACAAGCTGGTATCATAGACACACAAACTCTACAAGAAAACTTAGATGGATTAGATAACCTTGTTAGAGTGAATGAAAGAATTACAAAAGAAAAAGCAGATAAAGTTTTATTTGACACATTGTTAGCACAAGCCCAACAGGGTGATGCCAAGGCAACTATGGCTGTTGTACAGATAAGAAAAAATCCAGATGATATGCAAAATATCTTGGATAAATTCTTTACAGCAGAAGAACCAGAGATACCTATGGCAGAACAAGAATTGCTTGGGGGTGCGACCTTACCACCACAAGGTCCACCACCAGGCATAGCACAGTTACTACAAGGATTAGGTGGCTAATGTCAATTAATAAAAAGTTTGCAGATATAGTACACAACTCATTAGGTGATGTTGATGAACTTGGTGATGATATATTAATGGATGAAGAAGTTTTCCAACCAAGAATATTTAGAGATGAAATGCCACCAATGGTGTTTCCTTTTGGTTATATGATAATCAGTTCAACTTTTATGTATTATGATGATGAGGAGCAAGATGGCAACGAGGAGTTCTAGTAACAAAGGTACTGATAGGAGAGCATTAAATGTTCCACCACCAGCACGAAATACACAAGACAATACACAAGCTGTAAGAAGAATACCTGGTATGCCTTATGGTGAACAACAAGCATTAACACAACAGCAACAAGCTGCACCATTACCAAAAGATACTACTCCACAAGCACAACCTGCTATGAGGAGACCAATGCCTAATGTAGATGTCTTTGGTGGAACACAAAGAATTAATGAACCTGTTACAGCAGGATTAGATTTTGGTCCAGGTCCAGGACCTGCTATACCACCAGAACAAAATGTAAATGATTTAATATATCAGATGTACGCTATGACAGGCGATATTGCATTACTTCAGTTGGTGGATTTTGACTAATGGTCATTAAAAATTTTGGTTTTGATGATGACTTGTTTGATGACAACTTCCAATTAGAGTTACAATCTAAACAAGATGTATCTCCAGTAGTTTCACAAGAAGAAGCAGAAAGAGCAGCAAGTATTGCAAACTCTTATCCTAACTTACCAGCTAGTGTTATTGCTGCTGCTGCAAAAATGGGATTAGGTTTTAATGACAATAGATTAACTGATATTGCTAAAAAAATAGAACTACAAAGAGAAACACAGTTTAATAAAATTAAAAGATTTGTTGGAGAAAACCCATTAGCTAATCAAGTAAAGAACAATAGATTTTTTCAAGTTATTGGTAGTCCTATAGACAATATACTTAAACCAACAGTTAGAGGTGCTGTTACAGGATTTGTAGATATATACGAAGCTATATTTCCTGCACTTGCTAGAGCAGAAGAATTACAAGACCAAAATCCAGATATGTCTTTTAGTGATGCTTACAAACAAGCAGTTAAGGGTACATTAAGAACTCCTAAAATGTTAGAAGCAATTAGATCAGGCGAACAATTTGATTTGGGTAGAGGTTGGTTAAAACTATCTACTGACCCTTCTGATACAGATGAATACAAAAGATTAGTTGCATCAGGTTATGACCCAATACAAGCAAGACAATATGTATTAGATAATGTACTTGGAGAACAAATAGATGTTGAAGCTAGAGAGACAGCAGAAAACATTGTACAGTTTCAAGGTGAATTAGGTCAGCAATTTAAAAATGCAGGACTTAATCCTTCTGTATCTCCTGGTAGAAAAGTATTTCAAGAATTAGGTTTATATGAATTGTACGAACCTGGAACTAAACAAGCACAGTTTGCTACTGGTGCATTAGACTTTGGTTTTCAAATAGCATCACCAGAAAACTGGGTAACACTAGGTATTGGTCAAGCAAGACAAGCTAGTAAAATGTTTAAAGCAGCAGAAGTGTTAGATGATGCAGGTGTAATTACAAGAGGTATAAGAAGTACATTTCACGGACCAACATTACAACAATATCTTGCAGGTAAAAAAGGTAAAGAGTTTAAACAGTTATTATTTGAAAATGCAGACAATCCTTTTGAAATAATAACTCGTACAAAACAATCAATAACTGATGCAGGTTTTTTTGCAGATTTAAAGAAAACAATAAAAGATAATAACTTAACAACATATGATAAAAATGCAGAAAAAATATTAGATGATTTCTTATCAGAAAAAGTGATAAGAGAAGGTTTAGATAAAGCAGAAGGTGTTGGATCAGCAAGATTAATTGATGCTTCCAATATGTATGTACCACAAGTTATTCGTGGTAATGGATTACAAAAAGCTATGCAATTATATTTTGCACCATCATTTGGAAGATTAGTAGATGCTAATGATTCTGCTGGAGCATTAAGAGATTTATATAGATTTGGTTTACAATCTAAAGCGTTCTTAAAAGAATCAGCAGAAGGAACTAACCTTGCTAATAAACTATTAAATAATGCTATAGATGCTTATGGTAAAGGTGGCGACATTGGTGCAAGTTTAAACAAAGTTGTAGCAGACTGGCTTGAAGGAGATATGTATAAAGCATTAGTTGATTCAGGTGTAAAAGAATCTGTAGCAAAAGCAGCTACTAAGATAAGTAGAAATTTTTCAGATGATGCTACTGAAGCAGCCAATATGAACAAAGGTGTTTATGGTATTGATGGTCAAGGAAATAAATTTCCTATTAATGAAGTATTAAGAGCTAATGGAGTAGACCCTGAAACTGCTAATGATGTTTCAAGAGCTTTGTTTAGCACACAAATAAACAATACAATATATTTACCAGAACTTAATAAAGTAATAAAGGCATCTAATCAGATGACAAAAAACTTACAAGGCAATATGACAAAACTTGTAGATCAAATTGGTGGAGAGAAGTCAGAAGCATTTATACAATTTTTAGATTGGTATAACTCTGACATATTCAAACCACTTGCTTTGTTAAAACCAGCTTGGACTGTAAAAGTTATTGGTGAAGAACAAATAAGACTTGCAGCAAGAGGTTTAACATTTGCACCATTAGCACCAATACAGATAGTTGCTAGAATGTTTGGTCGTTCTGTTGGTACAGAAGATGCAGGAAAACTTAGAAAAGGTGTTGATCCATTACTACCTAGTGAAGCAGTAGGTGGTTCTTTTGCATCAGATTTAGCGTATCAAGATGCTCTAACAGGATTAAACAATGTAAGAACAATGAGAAGAAAAGCAGTTAATCCTGCTAGATGGCAAAATGTTGGTAAAGGGGATAAAAATTATAACGAAGCAGTAGTTAGAACTATTTATCAAATGATTAATGATGATGCTGTTGTTGATATTGCAAAAATAGAAGCATCTGCTTTAACACCATTACAAAAGCAACAAGAATATAGAAAACTTGCAGATAGATTAAAAAATGGAGATTTAAAAGAAAGACTAGCAAAAGTTGTAGGAGAAGAATCCCATCCATTTCATAAAGCATTACAATCTGATGAAGTTGCTTTAGAGTATGTATATTATTTAAGAGCAAATGTTCAATCATCTCTTGGTGGAAAAGTATTTACAGATCCAGCAACAAGTGCATTGAATTGGGTTCAAAGTTCTGCAAGTCAACAATTATTAGAAATGGTTGCAAATAAAGGTAAATTTATTACTAAAGAGGGTAAATCAATGGATTTTCTTGCAAGTGCTGCTATTGCAAAATCAAAAGCTAAAACTGAAAAAATTAAAAAGAAATTAGGTGAAAAAGATTTTGAACAAATAGCTGATGATTATATTAAAGGAAAAATATCAGATGAAGATTTAAAAGTTGTTGCACCTTTATTTAAAGAAGCACAAGATGATTTAGTCAATTCTTTCTTAGGAACATATTATGATGAATTGCCTGGTCTTACAAGAGGTTATATTGCACCAACATTTGAAACTGAAAGTCTATATCAAAAAACAATTAATAACGCCTTTGAAGTTTTAATGTCAGTACAAACAAATAAATTATCACGATCTCCTGCTTTTAGAAGATTGTATTGGAAGCGTGTATCAGAAACTATAGAGTTTTTAGGTAAAGATGCTAGAGATGAAATGATTAATACTGCAAACAAATCATTAAAAGAATTTACTAAGTATGACCCAATATTAGATGGTTACTTGAAAAAAATAAACAGTGCAGGATATTCAGGACCTAAAGAAGCTATTACAGATGTACAGCTTTACGACAAAATGATTGCTTCTGATGCTTTGACACAAACTAAAAAACTACTTTACGATATATCAGAACGAACAGTTGTTGGTGATTCACTTAGATTTGCTTTTCCTTTCTTAGAAGCATATCTTGAAATCTTTAAAACTTGGTCAGACATTACAAATAAAGCTGGTGGAAAAAACTTAGTCAATCTTAACAAGCTAGTACAAAGTGGTAGTGAGCCTAACCCACTAGCAGACCCAACAGGACAAAGAGGGTTCTTTTACACTAATCCAGTTAATGGAGAAGAAGTATTTGCTTATCCTGGAACAGGATTAATACAGAAATGGATGTTTCCTGAATTACAAGATACAGGTGTAGAAGCATCATTCCCTGTGTATGTGTCATCTGTAAACTTAGTAGCAGATGTTATGCCTGGCATAGGACCTATTATTAGAGTACCTGCTAGTTATTTCAGAAAAAACTTACCAGAAGAAAGTGCAATAAATCAATTTATATTTGGAGACTTTTCACCACCAAGAGGTTTTATAGAAGGTGCAGTACCATTTCCTGCTTGGCTTAAAAAGTTTTATCAAGCATATCAAGCAGGTGGAACAAGCAGTCCAGAACTAAATAGATTATTTAATAATACAGTTATAGATACTTATAAAG